TTTGAAATCAGTTATCGGGGTTAGTTCGGGAAAGTTTAAAATGGCCGGGTTAAAATTCGGCGTTATGGTTAAAACGTTGTCGCTAGATTGGTGGTTAAATAAATCTTTCATTTTGTAGCATCCTTTTAAAGTTTCGGTATTGCCGGGCGTTATTGCGCCGACAAATGAATCTTACCCCGGCTAGGGTATTAATTGCAACCTTTAACTAATTGGCTAGGTAATGGGTTAACAATGCACCCGCGAAACGTGCAACCATTGCCGGGCATTTCGTAAACTAGCACCACATAACCAAAACCCCGAAAGCGCCCACACTAAAAAGATATGAGCGCCGTTTTTTTAACGTATTGATTCGGCTAGGTTTCTTTTTTTTTTGGATCTTTTTTTGGTTGTCCTAAAAAAATCTCATTTTTTACCCGGCCCAATAAATCCAGCTAAGTTATTGATTTACTTAACTATTATAACCCGGCTTTTTTAACGGATCGATGGACCCCGGCAAGCGCCACCGGGGGGTGGGGGCGTTAGCGTATACGGGGTTTGCACAAAATCAGGAAAATGGGACTGTCAACTAGGGGGGCGTATGACACACGCTGTAAACAACCAAGCACTTTCTGCACCCGGTTAACAGGTTTAGTTGGTTAAAAACTGTCAACTAGCGCTGCCTTGCGTATTTATTTAAAGAACTTTCTTATTATATGCCCCTAACTAAAGATTTAATTAAGCTTAATTAGTTGACACACTACTAAATATAGTGTATTTAAGTACCCTGTGTGGGTAGATTTTGGGTGGTCCTACAATTGAGGTATCCAAATGAGCATAACAACAAGTGATAAAATTAAGTTTACATTGGACATTGAAGTAGAACACGACTTAGAAGTAGATCCTGATAGTGTTCTTTCGATTGTATCTTACGTTTACCTAGACAATAGTGCTGAACCTGATGAGCCATTTGAAATCAGGCATAGCTTTGAAGAAATCATTCAAGAAATCATAGAACATTACAGTGAAGATTCTTCTCGTAATGGTTTTGGGCAGCTATATACAGTTGGCCATGAACTAAGAAGGATATCTGAGTCAGTTGTTCAAGCAGCAGAACTTCTTGAAGAAAGTATTTATGGTAAGCAGATCAGCATGATCGATGATCTAGAAGAAGACATTCTAGACTAACCCCTAAAAAGCTCCTTAAAAAACATGTTTAATGACGAAGAGTTACGTCACCTCTCTTTAGCGGAGGTAATGGAAGAGTATATTCGCTTGCGTTTGTCTATAACGTATTCTGTTATAAAATATAAATGTGATAAACAGGATCTTGCGTTTGATTTTAAGATAGATGACCTAGCGCCCTTCCCTCTAGTGTGTCCAGTTCTAGAGATCCCTATAGATTACTTTAAAAAGGGACATGGAGGGTCTAATTATAGTCCCTCTATAGATAGGGTTATTCCAGACGATGGGTATGTCAGGGGTAATGTAAGAATAATTTCTCAGAAAGCTAATCGTTTAAAACAGAACTCATCTATAGACGAGCAGATACAGTTACTTGCGTATAGTTCTAATACAGACCCTATAGAGATAGAAGAGGTCATAAAAAAAGAGTCCCTATAAATAGGAACTCTCTATCTATCTTTATATATATATCCCCCCAGACGACAAGGGGATTCTAGCATGGATTTTGCCCTCTGTATAGCCCCTTTGTAGATTTTTTTGTTAGTTGACTCAACTAATGGTATTATGGTATAACAGAAGCAAGCTGCATGACGAATTCCAACGATCATAAAGCTATCAATTTGCATTATATTCGTGCTGCGATTGAAGCAAACACTGGCGTAAGACTTTCATTAGCTAAAACCCGTCAGTATTTGCTAGAAGAAAAACTCATTACACCTATGCAAGCCAAGAAACATGCACAGATTTTTAGGGGTTATGCAGATTACTATCATACCGATAGTTTTTCAAAAGATATTAATCACGAAGAGAAATGGGAAATAGCTTCAGCACTGAAAGAGAACAGGTAAAGCATGAAATATAAAACAGCAAAGGTAAAAAAATCTAATTGTGGAGCATCAGTTAAAGCTGCTGGTGGCGGGTATATGTCTGTCAGTGGCAATGGGATAGATATTTCTCAGCTTGCTACGCCTAAAGCCGGTTACGCCAAAGGTGGGTATAGTTCCAAAAAGGCAAAGAAATAATCTTTCCGTTTTATTCCGGGTGGATCATGGATGGACCCCTTATCACTTTTGGCGATGGCCTCTTCAGCCTTCAAAGGCATAGAGATGTTAGTGAACCGAGGTGCGGCTATCGAAAATGTTGCGCTGAAATTAGGCAAATGGTACGAAATTGCCCATGACCTAAGAAATCAGGATACACAGAAGCCCCCGGTCTTTAAAAAGATTTTTCATGCGAAATCGGTAGAGCAAGAAGCTTTAACCCTCACTATAAGTAGGAAAAAGCTAGAGGAGCAAGAAAAACAGATACGAGAGCTAATTATCTATGCGTATGGTTTAGAAACGTATCAAGAAATGATTGCTCTTCGTAGACAAATAAAAGCAGACCGCGAAGCAACAATATACCGCCAGCGTCGAAGACAGATAATTATTTTTGATACTATAGCTGGCATTTGTGGTGCTATAATCAGTATTTTTGTAATTTGGTTCGTTGTATACATGGTGTCTCTTCGTTCTTAGGTAATTAAAAGGTTATAAGTATGAGCGATGAGCAACAGCGCCTGACTCGCATTGAATCGAAATTAGACAAGCTATCGGAGACTGTTGTACAGTTAGCTCGGATGGAAGAGAGAATGGTTACTCTTTTCAAGCGCATGGACTCTTATGACACTCGTCAAGGACGTTTGGAAGAAAAAGTTGACGATTTAGAAGAAGTATCTCAAGGGCGCGGTCACTTTATAAGAGTGTTTGAACGGATTTTTTGGATTGTTGTAACTGCTGCTATTGGTACAGCATTTTATGTTTTTAAATAGGTTAGTGCATGGCTGTTAAAGAATTAACAGAGAAGCAACGTGCTTTTTTAGATGCTCTGGTGGGTGTTGCCCGTGGAGACATCAGAGCAGCGATGACTGAAGCTGGGTACTCTACTAACACGAGTACAAGTGAAGTTGTCGGGCCTCTTAAAGATGAAATTATTGAACGTACTTCGCAGTTACTTGCGCTTAATGCGCCTAAAGCTGCATTTGGAGTAATAGGAGTACTGGACGATCCCTCGGCAATGGGAGCAAGGAATTCAGTTTCTGCGGCTCGTGAAATACTAGATAGAACAGGGCTAGTCAAAAGAGAGCAAATTGAAGTCAAAGGTCCAGAGGGCGGGATTTTTATAATGCCACCAAAACGGGACTCGGATGTCGCAGAAACTGTGGCCGAATAAACGGCGACCTAACAAGACAGCGCGAATAGCATTTGGTTATAAGGTTAGCGAGGATGACCCGTTAGTTCTTGTCCCAGATTTAGAAATAACGTTCCACATGGAACAAGCTTTAAAATATTTAGATGAAGGTAATTCATTAAGGAAAACTGCTGAATGGTTAACGGCGCAAGCTGGTAGGACAATCTCACATCAGGGCTTGTCCAAAATTTGGAAAGACAAACGGCAGGGCGATGAAAAAACTGCCCGTGTGCAACAACTGGCAAAAACCAATAAACAACGTAAACCCAAGACCAAGGCCGCGAAGCAAGAAGCAGAAATCCGAAAGAAAATTGCTGGAGCAAAACGAAGTTTAACAGTTGCTGAAAAGAAGATTAGAAAACCTGTTTCTAAGACAGAAAACTTTTCAGCTTCGCTAGATCATAACGCAGAATTGCCCCAACGGGAAGTTGTTTTTAAACCTAACGAAGGCCCACAGACAGATTTTCTAGCGGCCAGTGAACGCGAGGTGTTATATGGGGGCAGTGCCGGAGGTGGAAAGACTTTAGCGTTGATAGCCGACCCTATGCGGTATTTTCATAATCGCAATTTTAATGGGCTGCTGTTAAGACGAACTAATGACGAACTGAGAGAAATTCAGTTTAAAACCTTAGAGATGTACCCAAAAGCATTTCCGGGAGCAAAGTGGCAAGAGCGTAAATCACAATGGGTTTTCCCAAGCGGAGCCAGATTGTGGCTTACTTACTTGGACAGAGATGAGGATGTATTACGGTATCAAGGACAAGCTTTCTCATATGTAGCTTTTGACGAGCTAACGCAACACAGTACACCGTTTGCGTACAATTATTTAAGATCCCGGTTAAGAACAACTGACCCGGAACTTCCGTTGTGTATGAGAAGCACAACTAACCCCGGTGGCCCCGGTCATCAGTGGGTTAAGAAAATGTTTATAGATCCAGCACCGCCAAATACAAAATTTGCTGCTACAGATCTAGATACAGGAGATCCTTTAGTTTTCCCAGACGGGACTGATAAAGCGGGAGAGCCGCTATTTTACAGGAGGTTTATTCCGGCAAGTTTATACGACAATCCCTATTTGACTGTAGATGGGGCGTATGAGGCTAACTTGTTATCGTTGCCTGAGATGCAACGAAGACAACTACTAGAAGGCGATTGGAACGTTGCTGAAGGAGCCGCGTTTCCTGAATTCAGAGTTAACACACATGTTGTAGAGCCTTTTGACATTCCCCGTGATTGGCGAAGATTTAGGAGTTGTGACTACGGGTACTCCAGCTTTAGTGCGGTTCACTGGTACGCAGTTGACCCAAGTTTTGAAACTTTGATAGTATATAGGGAACTATATGTATCAAAATTAACAGGAAAAGCATTAGCTCGTGCGGTTTTAGATAGAGAACGAAATGAGCAGATAGATTACGGTGTCTTAGATAGTTCTTGTTGGCATCAGCGAGGGCAAATTGGTCCTAGCATTGCCGAAGAGATGATAAGGATGGGGTGTCGCTGGCGACCCTCGGATCGTAGCGCTGGCTCACGAGTTGCTGGTAAAAACCGATTACATGAATTGCTGAAGGTTGATGAAGACATTGGAAAGCCGGGTATTATTATTTTTAATACTTGTCGCCAATTGATTTCTGATTTGCCAGTTATACCCAGCGATCCGAAAGGGTCAGATGATATAGATCCTCGTTACAAGAGTGATCACACTTTTGACTCTATTAGATACGGAATTCAATCCCGGTATCGTGGATTTAGTCCGTGGGATACAATATTAGAAGAGCGCCAGACTTATATGCCTTCTGATGCAACTTTTGGATATTGAAGAGAGACATTGTGGCTAAAAAACCCGGACTTTATGAAAACATCCATAAGCGTAGGAAATCAGGTAAACCTATGCGTAAAAAAGGTGACAAAGGCGCACCCACCGACAAGGCGTTTAAGCAAGCAGCAAAAACCGCTAAAAAACCCAAGAAAAAAAGGTAAATCCTATGGCGCTTGGTACACCTGAGACAATTGATCTGGATGCAACAAAACAACCTATAAATTTTGTTAAAGAAGGTAAAGATGTACCGGCAGAGAACCGGGAGTTATCTGATCTTGTTAATTATATTGAAGGGCGTTTTTCCCGTGCTAAGACTGCGCGAGATGAAGATGAGCAACGCTGGTTAGTTAATTACAGAAACTACCGTGGCTTGTATGGTCCAGAGGTTCAATTTACCGATACCGAAAAATCAAAAGCCTTTGTTAAAATTACAAAGACAAAAGTACTAGCAGCCTATGCTCAAATTTCTGATGTTTTGTTTGCCGGGGGCAAATTCCCTATAGGTGTAGAGCCAACCTCTGTTGTAAGTGGCGGGTTAGATGCGGTTAATATTGACGCTCAACAAAAGCCAGAAGAACTTCAAGAAGCTCTGAAAGTAAAGACCTCCGCTAAACGTAAAGATATTTTAGAACGTACAGGTCCATATCGGGATCGTCTAGAACGAGTTGAAGACTTAGTTGAGGAAGGTGCTTCAGGTACGCCCGGTGCGTTAATCTATGAGCCAGCTAAAGAGGCTGCTAGGCGCATGGAAAAATTGATTTTTGATCAATTAGAAGAATGCGAAGCGTCTAAACATCTTAGATCAATGGCGTTTGAGATGGCGCTCTTCGGTACAGGCGTTATTAAAGGCCCATTTGCCTATGATAAAGAATACCCTCGTTGGAACCAAGAAGGTGAATACGATCCTGTTTTTTCTACGATTGCAAAAGTAGAACATTGCAGCGTTTGGGATTTCTACCCAGATCCTGAGTCCCGTTCAATGAGCGAGGCTGAGTATGTTGTTCATAGACATCGTATGAGCCGTTCTCAATTACGCAATCTTAAAAACCGCCCAATG